GGCACGGCGGCCAGGCTGCAGGCGATCGACGCGGGCGGGTGTGCGCCGCCGGTGCTGTCTGCCTCGATGCTGACGCCGACCGATCTCGAGCTCGCGCGCCGGTGCGAGGTGGCCGAGCGCCGCATCGCCGACGCGCTGCAGCTGCTCGACGGCTACCGCGAGCGCGGCGAGGCGTTCCCGACCTATGCGCAGCTGCGCCAAGCGCTCGAGGGGTGAGCGAATGCGGCCTGTGCCAAGCGAAGGCCGGCGAGCACCGGCTCGATCGGGTGTGCTGTTGCCTGCGGCTGATCCGCTCGACCCCGAGACATGGGGCGCGCGCGGCGATGTGGTCGCATCTGCAGCGCTACCTGACGCCGGAGCAATGGCAGGCGGTGCGGTGCGCCTGGTCATCCTGGGAGAGCCAGCCAGCAAGGCCAACCAGCGCCGCATCGTGACGATCGCCGGCCGGCCGAGCTCGATCAAGTCGGCGAAGGCGCTGGCCTACGAGCGCGATGCGCTGCGCCAGATCCCGCCGACGGCGCGCGTGCAGCTCGAGGGTCCGGTGCGCCTCACGCTGCGGATCTGGTACGCGAGCGAGCGGCCCGACCTGGACGAGTCGGTGCTGCTCGACGTGCTGCAGGATCGCTACGCCGGCAAGGGCGAGCGCCGGCAGCTGGTGCAGCGGGGCGTGTACCGCAACGATCGCCAGGTGCGAGAGAAGCACGTCTACCACGCGATCGACCGCGCGAACCCGCGCGCCGAGATCCTGGTCGAGCCGCTGCAGCCGCAGCAGGGCGGGCTGCTATGAGCCCGGCCGCGATGCGCGCGTCGCACAAGCGCCAGGTGATCGGCTGGGACCGTCTGCTCGAGGACTTGGCGGCGGCGAACCTGTCGCAGCGGCAGATCGTGAAGCTGACCGGGATCAGCCGCGCGGCGCTGTACCGCTTCGCGCACGGTTCCGAGCCCGGCCACGCGGACGGCGATGCGCTGCTGTCGCTGTGGCGCGAGGCGACCGGCGCTGAGGCGGGTGCCGTGCCATTGCCGCGCATGGTCGCGGTGCGGCGCGGCCGGCACAGTCACCGCGTCGAGCGCGGCCCGGACTCGGGCCGGCGCGAAGCCTGAGAATCGGCGCGCCTGCACCCTTTCCAGTCCAACAACCCACCGGAGCAACCCATGTCGAAGCGCGAGCCGCGAGTGCCTGGCAGTCCGAGCAACCCCGACCCGGCCAAGGCCGGCGTCGCCGACGTGGTGGCGCAGCGCGACGCGGCGGCCGATGCCGCGGCCGAGGCTGCCAGCGAGCCGGCCAAGCCGGCGCCCGCCGGATCGCGGCCGCACCCCTCGACCGTCGATCCGAAGCGCATCAGCGCGCCGGTGCTGACGTCGCAGGGCTGGGTGTGCCCCGACACCGAGGGCCGCGTCGACAACACGCGCAAGTGATCGCGGCTGATGTGCACCGGCGTTGAGCTCGCACTAGCCGGCGCGGCAGCGGCCGGCACCGCGGCGACCGTGGCCGGTGTGCAGCAGCAGCGGCGCGCCGGCAAGGCGCAGCGCGACTCGCTGTTGCGGGCCGAGGCTGAGCGCAAGGCCGCCGAGGATCGGGCCGCGCAGAACGCTGCGCAGGCCGTCGGCGCCACGCGGCAGCGCCAGCGCGCGCAGTCAACCCTCAGCCAGGCCGCCGGCGCCGATCGCTCGGGCGGCTCGATCTCGACGCTGCAGGCCTACGGCAAGCAGGCGCTGGGGGAGTGATGGAAGCCGATCTCGGCAAGCGCATCTGTGAGCGCATGAACGCGCTCAAGTCCGATCGCTCGCAGCATGAACAGACCTGGCGCGAGTGCTTCGATTACACCTGGCCGATCCGGGGCGAGGGCTTCAACGCCGAGGCCAACAACGCCGCCAGCGCGCAGAGCAAGCGCGCCAAGCTGGTCGACTCGACCGGCACCGACGCTGCGCGCACGCTCGCCTCGGCGCTGATGTCCGGCTTAACGCCGGCGAACAGCCGCTGGTTTGCGATCACCGTCGACGGCGCCAGCGACGAGGAGCGGCAGTGGCTCTCGATCGCGGCCGACATCATCTGGCAGTCGATTCACTCGGCCAACTTCGACGCCGAGGCCTACGAGTCGTGCATGGATGCGGTCGGCGCCGGCTGGTTCGTGCTGTTCGCCGACTATGACCTGGACGAGCTCGGCCAGCCGGTCGGCCTCAAGTTCGAGCAGTTCCCCATGCACACGTGCTACCTGACCGCGAGCAAGCGCGGCGGCCGGCTCGACACCCTGTATCGGGACTACCAGCTGACGGCCGAGCAGGCGGTCGCAGCGTTCGGCGAGGACAACCTCAGCGACAAGATCCGCGAGGCCGCGCTCAAGGCGCCCGACCAGAAGTTTGCCTTCGTGCACGCGGTCTACCCGCGCCCCGGCAAGCGGCCTGGCGCCGTGCTCGGCCGCGAGCTGCCGTTCGCGTCGGTGCATGTCGAGGCGGTCGGCCGGCGCATCGTGCGCGAGTCCGGCTACCACGAGCAGCCGTTCGCGGCGCCGCGCTGGACGCGGATCACCGGCTCGCAGTACGCGGTGGGCCCGGTGTTCGATGCGCTGCCCGACATCAAGCAACTCAACGAGCTGTGCACGATGGAAATGGGCGCCGCCGACCTGGCGGTGTCGGGCATGTGGATCGCCGAGGACGACGGCGTGCTCAACCCGCGCACCATCAAGGTCGGGCCGAAGAAGATCATCGTTGCCAACAGCGTCGACAGCATGAAACCGCTGTCGACCGGCTCGGACTTCAATGTGTCGTTCTCGGTCAAGGCGCAGCTGCAGGCCTCGATCCGCAAAGTGCTGATGGCCGACCAGCTGCAGCCGCAGGACGGCCCGGCGATGACCGCGACCGAAGTGCACGTGCGCGTCGGCCTGGTGCGCCAGCTGCTCGGCCCGATCTACGGCCGGATGCAGGCCGAGTATCTGCAGCCGCTGGTCGAGCGCTGTTTCGGCCTGGCGCTGCGCGCGGGTGCGCTGCCGCCGATGCCGCAATCGCTGGCCGGCCGCGACTATGCGGTGACCTACCAGAGCCCGATCGCGCGCGCGCAGAAGCTCGAGGACGTGAGCGCGATGGACCGATTCGAGAACACGCTCGCGGCCGAGGCCGAGTTCGTGCCCGACATCCTGGACCGCTACGACTTCGACAAGGCGGCGGCCAAGCGCGCCGAGCTGCTGGGCGTGCCGGCCGACGTGATGCGCACCGACAAGCAGGTGCAGGCACTGCGCGCGGCCCGGATGGCGCAGCAGAAGCGCGAGCAGGCGCAGCAGGCACAGGCGACCGCGGCGCAAGCGCTGGCCGAGGACAAGCCGGGCGTGGCGGCGGCCGGGCTGATGCAGGCGCAGGCTGCGAACGCTGACGCACTGGCGGCGTAGCGATGGCCGTCGAGGTCAAGCACGCGGCAACGGTTGTCGTTCCGGACGATGGAACGTCGCCGGTCGGCTCGGACGAGTGGAACGCTGCGCACCAGCTGACACAGGCCGGGCAGCGGATGCTCGGCAAGCCGAGCGCCGGCGCCGGCGCAACCGAGGAAATGGACGGCGCCGCGGTGCTGGCTTTCGCGGGTGCCGAGGCTGCCGGCACAGCTGCGGTTGCGGTGGCCGCTCACGTTGCCGCGGCTGATCCGCACCCGGCCTACCTGACGACCGCCGAAGGCAACGCAGCCTATGCGCCAGTCGGCCACGTCGGCGCCGGCGGCGCGGCGCACGCGAACGTGGTCGCCGGTGGCGCGGCCGGCTTCATGACCGGCGCCGACAAGACCAAGCTCGACGGAATCGCTACCGGCGCCACCGCCAACGCCACCGACGCCACCCTGCGCGATCGCGCGACGCATACCGGAACACAGGCCGCCAGCACGATCAGCGACTTCAATTCCGCGAGCCGCGCTCAGACAGAGGCGGCGCTGATCGCCGGAACGAACATCACGATCACGCCGGCCGGCTCGGGCGCGACGCGAACCCTGACGATCGCGGCGGCCGGTGGTGGCGGCGCGACAAATCTCAGCTACGACGCGGCCACGCGCGTGATCGCCAGCGATACCGGCACCGATGCCACGCTGCCGCTTGTGTCGTCCGGCAATGCCGGCCTGGCGCCTGCCTCTGGCGGCGGTACGACGAACTTCCTGCGCGCGGACGGCACCTGGGCGGCGCCACCGGGCGGCGGCGGCGGATCGCCCGGCGGCAGCTCGGGGCAGGTGCAGTACAACAACGCGGGCGCGTTCGGCGGCGCCGCGGCGACCGAGATAGGCGCCGAGGGCACGCCGCAGCTGGTCGCCGGCAGCGTGCCGAGCACGCCGGCGTCAGGCAGGCTCAAGCTATTCGCGGTCGCGCGCGCGTCGCGGATCCTGCCGGCCTTCATCGGCCCGAGCGGGCTCGACTCGCCATTGCAGCCGGCGATCTTCGCCAATCGCGTGGCGATCATCACGCCGAACCGCACGACGACGGTTAGCAACTTCGGATGCGGCTCGCAGACCGCCGTCACGCTGTCGCACCCGGCGCCGTCGACCGCCTCGATGGCGGAATCGCTGTACCGGACCCGCTTTCAGACCAGCACGACGGCAGGCAACGCCTCGGGCGTGCGCACTGATCAGCAGGTAGTGCGGGGCAACGGCACGACGGGGCGCGGCGGCTTCTACCACGCGGCGCGCTTCTGTACCGGCAGCATCGCGCTGTCGGGCGGGCAGTTCTTCTGCGGGCTGCAGGGCAGCAACGCGGCGCTCGCTGGCGAGCCTTCGGCGCTGCTCAACCTGCTCGCGGTCGGCAAGGACATTGCCGATACAAACCTGCAATTCATGCGCAACGACGGCGCGGGCGCCGCGGTCAAGACCGATCTCGGGATCGCGTACGCGGCGAACATCGCGCTCAACCTGCGCGTATTCTGTCCGCCGTCGTCGTCGGAAATCTGGGTGCTGGTCGAGCGCATCAACAACGACGGCACGACGACGACCCTGCTAGATACCAGCTACACGACCGACATTCCGGCGACGACCACGTTCCTTGCGATGCACTGCCAGGTGCGCAACGGCGCGACCGCGGCGGCCGCGAACGTCGACATGGTGCAGCTCTACGTCGAAAGCGACTACTGATGGCAGGCGTATTCCAGCCAGGCGTATTCCAGCCGGGCGTTTTCCAGCTGGCCGACGGCGAGCCAGTCGCACCGACGATCACCAGCAATGGCGACCTGTCGGCAGCCTATGCGGTGCACCACCGCCAGCTGCAGCGCAAGCTGCCGCGGAACGTGCAGCGCCATCTGCTGCAGCAGATTCAGGCGCAGCTGCGCGCCGATGCCGAAACGCGCCGGCTGATCGGCCGCGTTCAGGTGCAGCTTGTGCAGCCGCAGCGCCGCGCCGTCGACAGCGGCGCCGGGCTACAGCGACGGGGGGTAAATGCTGCAGTCAGGTGAAGCGCCGAAGGCCCGGCCCGAGGACTACGCCGACCTGTTCGAGCGTGATCCGCGCGGCGCGCTGATCCTCGAGGATCTGGTCGCGCGCTTCGGCGGCAACCCCTATGTGCGCGGCGGTGTCGAGGCGGCGCGCGAAACCGACTATCGCGCGGGCCAGCTGCGCGTGGTCACCTACATCCTCGACCAGATCAATCGCGCCAATGGCGCAGAGGTAAACGACGATGCTGAAACGAGGTGAGCGATTTCCCGTCATGGAGGCGGCGGGCGCGGACGGTGCCCCGGCGGGAGGCGGAACCGGCGGCGCTGGTGCGGCGGCTGGTCCTGGGGCTGGCGCAGGCGCCGCGGATGGTGGCGCCGCTGGGGATGGCACTGGACCGCAAGGCGCTGCGGGTGCTGGCGCGGGCACTGGTGCGCAGGGCGGGCAGGGCGAAGGCACGACGGCGCAAGGCTCCGCGCTGAGCCAGGGCGCGGGCGCGACGCAACCGACGCCGCTCGACTGGCTGCCCGAGAAGTTCCGCGTGATGGGCGCCGACGGCAAGGAGCTCGACCTGGGCGCCTCGGCGCGCAAGCTGGCCGAGAGTTACGCCGGCCTCGAAAAGAAGGTGGGCGCCGGCGAAGTGCCGCCGAAGTCGCCCGACGAGTACCAGCTCACGGCCGACGGCCTGCCCGATACGGTGAAGCTCGAAGAGCTGACGCAGGATCCGAAGCTCAAGGAGTTCCTGAAAGCGGCGCACGCGAAGGGGCTCACCAACGGCCAGGTGCAGTTCATCGTCGCCGAGTTCTACAAGACGGCCGGCGCGCTGCTCGGCGGCGACCAGGCGCTGACGGCCGACCAGGTGCTCGGCCAGCTGCGCGAAACCTGGAAGGAACCGACCGCGTTCCAGCAGAACATCGGGCTGGCCTACAAGGCGGCAAACGCGCTGGCACAGAAAGCCGGCGTCGATTGGGAAGCGGCCGGCCTGGGCGACAACCCGGCATTCATCCGCCTCATGGCCGCGATCGGCGCCGAGGTGGGCGAGGCCGCGCTGCCGGGCGGCGCCGCGCCGGGCGCCGAAACCGTGCAGCAGCTCATGGAGAGCGAACCTTACTGGAACGCGAAGCACCCCGAGCACAAGCGCGTCACCGCCAAGGTGCAGCAGTTCTACGCCTCGAAGTACGGCAACCAGCCGGTGATCTGACTTCGCAGCTGCGCCGCCATCGCAGCACTTGAGGCCGGCCGAGCGCCGGCCTTTTTCATTGGCCCGGACTCGGGCCGCTACTTGCCACGATGATTCGCTCCGACCGGCCCGCGGTGGCGCGCGGAGAACCGGGGCGGTAGGCCAGCAGGCACGCGCAGCACGCCGGCGCGCGCAGCTCGATCGCAGGCCCGGCAATCGCTGGACAACCTGGCAGGCGGATCCATCAACCTGTGAGGAAAGTCTCGTGAACACCACCCTTACCGCTGCATTTGTCCAGCAGTTTCACGACTCGTTCGTGCTGGCTGCTCAGCAGAAAACGTCGCGCCTGCAAGCCACGGTCACCGACCGCGGCATGATCCAGGGCGCTTCCTTCACCATCAACGACGTCGGCGCCGTCGAGGCGCAGCAGGTGACCAATCGCTACGGCGACACCGAGTGGACCGTGCCAGACCACGGCACGCGGCAAGCCCTGATGACCGATTGGGATTTGGCGCTGCCGGTCGACAAGAACGACCTGCCCAAGCTGCTCGCCAATCCGCAGGGCACCTACCTCGAAATGTCCCTGGCCGCGCACAACCGGCGCAAGGACAAGGTGATCTATCAGGCGCTGATCGACCCGACGCTGCGCAAGACCGACCAGGCCGGCGCGTTCTCGCCGGTGTCGCTGCCGGCCGGACAGATCATCCTGAACGGCGGCACCGGCATGACCAAGGCCAAGCTGCTGACCGCGCGCAAGCTGTTCCGCAAGAACGAGAGCGACGAGAACAACGGCGAAGAGCTCTACATCACCTACGACGGGGAAACCCTTGAGGATCTGCTCGCCGACACCACGCTCACGTCGGCCGACTTCCTGGCGGTGCAGATGCTGCAGTCCGGCGACCTGAAGGGCAAGTGGCTCGGATTCAACTGGATCCCCTACGAGAACCTGCTGGTCACCGGCTCGGTGCGTTCGAACGTCGCCTGGACGAAATCGGCCTGCCACTTTGGCATGGGCGACAACATCGTTACCGACGTCGGCCCGCGGCGCGACAAGCGCAACGCGATCCAGGTCTACACGTCCATGTCCCTCGGCGCCGGGCGCGCGAAAGAGACCGACGTGGTGCGGATCGATTTCGTCTAACCCGCTGCCGATCGAGAGGAAACCATGCCCGAAGTTCTCAGCACTCAGCAAACCAACATCGCCAACGGCGTCAAGGCGCTCGGCATCGAGGACTCGGCGCGCGTGCGCCGATTCTTCCGCGAGTACGTTGCGCCGGCCAGCTCGCCGCCGGCGATCGCGGACACGATCTATTGGGGCACGCTGCCCCGCGGCGCGCGGATCCTGCGCAGCAATCCGGGGTCGATCAGCTGCGGCGCCGGCACCGCGTCGAGCACGCTCAACGTCGGCCTGCGGGCAACCGCCGGCGCCAAGACGGTGATCAGCGCCACGCAGCTGTCCACCGCGCTCGACGTGGCGGCGGCCGGCCAGAAACCGCTGGTCGGCGGCGCCGCCTACGCGAGCGGCGTGGCCGAGGCGCCGCTGACCGAGGAGTGCGACGTCTATTCGACGGTGGCGGGCGCGGCGATCGCGGCGAACCAGCGGATCGTGCTCGAAGTTCTCTACGTGCTCGACTGATCGCCGGCCAGCTGGCCGCCTTGTAAGTCCGAAGGGGGGGCCGTCGTGCTCCCCCTTTTTTGTTCCGAGGGATGAATGTCTGACGTGATGATCTGCAGCAACGCCCTGCTGATGCTGGGCGCGAAGTCGATCAACGCTTTCAGCGCGGACGAGGGCGACCGCGCGACGCTGGCCGGCAACCTCTGGCCGACCGTGCGCGACGCGCTGCTGCGGTCCCATCCATGGAATTGCGCGACCAAGCGCGTGCGCCTGCCGCCGCTGGCGCAGCCGCCTGAGTTCGACTATTCCTCGCAGTTCCAGCTGCCGGCCGATTGGCAGCGCACGCTGCAGGTGGGCACGCGCGACAACCCGATCGAGTACCGGCAGGAAGGCCGGCGCATCCTTGCCAGCGTGACCGAGCTGCCGCTGGTCTACGTGTTCCGCAACACCGATGTCGGCAGCTGGGATCCGGCGCTGGTGCACGTGGCGACCTTGCAGATGGCCGCGGCGATGGCCTACCCGGTCACGCAGTCGGCCGCGCTGGCATCGGCGCAGGCGACCGAAGCGGCGAAGGCGCTCAAGCTCGCCAAGGCCTACGACGGCCAGGACAACCCGCCCGAAACGATCGATGACGCGCCGCTGTACGAGGCCCGCTTCGCGTCCATGACGTCGCGGATTCGCTGATGCCGCGCGTCACCTACCTGCAAACCAACTTCACGGCCGGCGAGCTGTCGCCGCGCCTGTATGGCCGGGTCGACGTTGCGCGCTACGCCAACGGCGCGAAGGCGCTGCGCAACGCGCTGGTGTGGCGCCAGGGCGGCGCGCGGCGTCGCTACGGAACGCGGTTCGTCAAGCCGACCAAGGCCGCCGGCGCGAACCAGGCGCGGCTGATTCCGTTTGTGTTCTCGCGCGATGACGCCTACATCCTCGAGTTCGGCGCCAACTACCTGCGCGTTTTCAAGAACGGCGGCCAGGTCGAGGCGTCGCCGGGCGTGCCCTACGAGCTCGCCACCCCGTACACCCTGGCGCAAGTGCAGGCGCTCGACTACTCGCAGAGCGCCGACACGATGTTTCTCTATCACGGCGACGTGCCGACGCAGCGCCTGGTGCGCCTGGCCGATAATCGCTGGCAGATCGCGCCGGCCGAGTTCGTGCAGCTGCCGACGGCCGAGATCGGGCACCGCTTCGAGGCGATCGCGCTCACGCTGTCGCTGGCGACCGTGGGCTCGGGGCGCACCGCGACTGCGGGCTCGGCTGCGTTCCTGGTGACCGACGTTGGCCGCCAGCTGTCGAGCGATGGCGGCCTGGCGACAATCACCGCCTACGTGTCGGCAACTCAGGTCACGGTGCAGATCACCAAGGCATTCACCGGGACGTCGATCGCCGCCGGCGAATGGCTGATCGAGGGCTCGCCGCAGGGCTTCGCCAAGCCGTTCGAAAAGGCCGGCGAGCCGACCGAGGGCAAGCGCATCACGATCGGCGGCGGCCCGATCACCGGCACCGATCCGACCGTGCCCAACAGCACGGCCTCATGGGCGGCCGGCGTTGCGACGATGAACACCGGCGCCGCGCACGGCTACACCACCGGCGAGTGGGTGCTGGTCGACGCCGTGGCGCCCGACGGCTACAACGGCGTGTTTCAGGTCACCGTCACCGGCGCGACGTCGTACACCTACGCGCTGACGGATGACCCGCAAGGCAACGGCGCCGGCGGCACAACCGCCAAGCTGGCCGGCGGAAGCGCAGTCAGCGACGTGTGGCGCGCGCAGGATGTCGGCTCGATCGTTCGCATGAACGGCGGCTACGCGCGCATCCTGACGGTCCACAACCCGAAAAGCGCGCGCGTGCTGGTGCTGGCATCGATGACCGGCGAATCCCTGGCGGCGCCGGGCGGCTGGTCGCTCGAGCAACCCGTCTGGTCCGCGCGCTACGGCTACCCGCGCACAGGCACGTTCTACGAGCAGCGCCACGTCGTCGCCGGATCGAAGCTGTACCCGGCGACCGTGTGGGGCTCGCGCGTCGGCGAGCCGCTGAACTTCGAGGTCGGCGTCGAGGACGATCGCGGCTTCGCGTTCGGCATCGCCTCGGACGAGCTGAATCCGATTGCCTACATGGCCGCTGGGCGCACGCTGATCGCGTTCAGCTACGGCTCAGAGTTCACCCTGAACGGCGGCATTGAGCGGCCGATCGCGCCGACGAATGTCCAGATCCGCGCGCGCTCGACGCACGGCTGCGAGCTGGTGCGGCCGCTGCGCGTCGGCAACGAGCACCTGTTCGTCCAGCGCTCGGGCCGCAAGCTGCGCGCCTTTGCCTACAACGTGACCAACGACGATTTCACCGCGCCCGATGTCACGGTACTGGCCGAGCACCTGACCGAGCCCGGCATCGTGGCGATCGCGTACCAGCAGGAACCGGACGCGATCCTGTGGGCGGTGCGCGCCGACGGCAAGCTGGCTGCCTGCACCTACGACCGCGATGCAACCGTCGACGTGATCGCCTGGGCGCAGCAGGACACCGACGGCGCGGTGGAGTCGATCGCGGTGATTCCCGCGGGCGACGAGGATCAGGCCTGGCTGATCGTGCGGCGCGTGGTCGACGGCGTGACGGTGCGCTATGTCGAGCTGATGGTGCGGGATCAGCTGCTCGACTGCGCGCTGGTCGGCACCGCAGCGCCGCCGGGCGCGACGATCTGGAACGGGCTCGACCACCTCGAGGCGAAGGAGGTTGATGTCTTGGCCGACGGGTTCTATTCCGGCCGCTACACGGTCGAGCTGGGCGCGATCACGCTGCCGCGCGCGGCCGAGTCGGTGCTGATCGGCCTGCCGTACCGGACCACGATTGAGCTGCTGGACCCGGAGCTGCAAACCGGCATGGGCTCGGCGGTCGGCAACTCGATGCGCTCGGGCGAGATCACGCTGCGCCTGCTCGACTCGATCGGCGGCACGATCAACGGCCAGAAGATCCCGACGCGCCAAGTCGGCAACGCCGATCTGAGCGGGCCGCCGATCGCGCGCACCGGACTGTTCCGCGTCGAGAACCTGGGTTGGGCGCGCGGCGAGTCGCCGGTGCTGATCGAGCAGCCGCTGCCGCTGCGCTTCCAGCTGCTGGCGGTGGCGCGCAAGCTGACGGTGAACGACTGATGGTGCGCGCCGCTGTCCTCGATGACGTGCCGCGCCTGGTCGAGCTGGGCGCGCTGATGCACGCCGAGTCGCCGCGCTTCTCGCGCCTGGCGTTCGATGCCGACAAGCTGGCGGCCTTTCTCGGATCCGCGGTCAACGCGCCGCATGTGCTGGTGCTGGTGGCCGAGCGCGAGGGCGAGATCGTCGGCGGCTTCGTCGGCCTGGTGGTCGAACACTGGTGTTCGCGCGACCTCGTGGCGACCGATCTGGCGCTGTTCATCGACCCGCGCAAGCGCGGCGGGCTGATGGCCTCGCGCCTGCTGCGTGGCTACCTGGATTGGGCTGAGCTGCGCGGCGCCAAGCTGATCCAATGCGGCATCACGACCGGCGTGGCGCAACTACAGACTGAACGGCTTTACGAGGCGCTGGGGCTGGCCCGGTGCGGCTCGATCTATGAGGTGACCTGAAAGTGTGTACCGGGCTCGAAATGATGGCGGCAGCGCAGGCCGGCAGCGCGCTCGCTGTCGGCTTTGCCGGAATGCAGGCGGGCAACACGCAGGGCATGGTGCTCGACGCGCAGGCGCAGGCCGAGCGCGATGCCGCCAAGGGCCAAGCGGCCGAGGTGCGGCGCCAGATCGGCCAGGCGCGCGGAGGTGCGCGTGCTGCGCTGGCCGGCGCCGGCGTCGACGTTTCACATGGAACGGCGACCGTCATTGACCAGGACATCACGCGACGCGGCGAGCAGGAGGCGCTGATGACCTTGCTCACCGGCGAGCGGCGCGCGCGAGAGGCCGAGTTCGCCGGCGCGCAGGCGCGCGCGATCGGACGCTCGGCGCTGGCGCAGAGCGTTGTCTCGGCCTCTGGAACGGTCGCGGGCGCACGCTGGCGCGGCCAGCAGCAGCCGCGGCAGGTGTCCAACTACTCGCCGTTTCTCGAGGGCGAGAGCACGTTCGCGGGGCGCTGATGGCACGCATTCCGAACGCTCAACCCGACGTGACCCTGGGCGGCGTGGTCGCGCGGCCGCAGCAGGCGGTCGCGGTGGATCCGCGCGCATTCGGCGCCGGCGTCGCGGCGCAGGCCGAGCGGGTGGCGGCCGGCGGGGTGGCCGATGCGCAGGCCGAGCTCGCGCGCCAAGAGGCTGAGCGGCGCCGGCAGCTGGCGCAGGAGGAGGCCGAGCGCAAGGCGCGCGAACGCGAGGCGCGACGGGTGCAGGCGGTTACCGCGCAGGCGCGCGTGGTCAACGACTTGGCCGATCTGCAGGATGAGGTGGGGCGCGGGCTGGCCGACGGCTCGATCGACAAGACCAGCGCCGGCGAGCTCTGGCAAACCCGCTCGGCCGAGATCCTGAAAGGCGGGCTTGAGCAGGTGGACGCCGAGCACCGGCCGCTGGTCGAGGCCTCGCTGCTCGACAACATGGGCCGCGCGCAGCGCGACGTGCGCCGGCTGCTGGCGGCCAAGGACCGGCAGGACATCGCGCAGGGCGCCGCCGCGCACCTCGAGGAAATGCAGCGCTTCGCGGCGCGCGGCGGGGCGCAGGCCGACGAGGCGATCCGCAACGTCGAGGCGTTCATCCCGTCGGTCGCGGCGCAGGCCGGCATCGATGGTCAGCGCACGGTGCAGGCGTTCCGCGAGCGCGTGCGGTTCCGGCAGGCGGCCGACCTGGTGATGGCAAACCCGTCCGAGGCGCTGCGCACGCTGCGCAACCCCGACACGTTCCCCGAGCTGGATCCGGACAGGCGCGCGAGCCTGATCGCGCAGGCCGACGCGGCGGTGCTGCGGGCGCAGGAACGGGCGCGCATCGAGGCCGAGCGCCTGGCGCGCGAACAGGATCGCGTGTTCCAGGGCGCGGCGGCGGTGTTTGAGTCCGGCCGAACGTTCTCTGCCGAGTATGCCGACCAGGTGCTCGCCCGCCTCAAGGGCTCAGCCTATGAGCCCGCGATCCGCGCCATGATCGAGGTCGGGCCGCAGAATGTCGCCGCGGCGACGCTGCCGATCGAGCAGCAGCGCGCGCAGCTCGACGCGCTGCTGGCAAAGGCAAACGCCGAGGGCAGCAATCCGGCGCTCGAGAAGGAGATCGGGCGGCGGCAGAAAGTGCTGAGCGCGGCCGAGCGTGACGTCGGCGGCGATCCGCTTGGCGCCGCGCTCGAGCGCGGCGTGATCCAAGGCCTGCAGCCACTGAACCCGCTCGACCTCGGCACGCTGCCGGCGGCGCTGGCGCAGCGCACCGCGGCGGCGCAGTCGGCCTCCACCTGGGCCGGGCGGCCGGTGTCGCCGCTGCGGCCGGCCGAGGCGCTGATGCAGATGCGCAGCGAGCGGCGGCGCCTCGGCCTCCCCGCCGACCTCCGGGCCATCACCGTCCCGCCGGCTGTGCTGCCCCTGGCGGCCGGTGTCACCCCTGCGGCCGGCCGAGGCCGAGCAGCTGGCCGGTGCCATCAAGGCCATGCCGCTCGAGCAGCGTGCGGCAACGGTCAACCTGATCGCGCAGGCGGCGCCCGATCCGCAATCGCTGCGCGCGATGGCCGGGCAGATCGCCGGCAAGGATCAGGCGCTGGCGACCGCCTTCGTGCTGGCCGCCGACGGCAACAAGACGACCGCCGGGCGCTCGGTGACCGAGCTCTACCTGCGCGGCGCCGAGGCAATCGCTACCAAGCAACTCAAGGGCGAGAACGACCGCGAAATGCGGGCCGCGGCGACGATCCGCGGCAACATGGCGCAGGCGATCGGCGACGCCTACTTTTCGCCGCAGGCGCGCGATCTGTACGTCGACGCGGCGGTGAAGATCCAGGCGGCGCTGAAAGCCGAGGGCGCCATCGACTCGGACGAGCGCGCGGTGCGGCTGGCGACCGGCGGCATGGTGACGCGCAACGGCCGGCCGGTGGTCAAGCCCTACGGCTGGACCGATCGGGATTTCGACCAGTGGCTCGAATCGACCCGCCAGGGGCTGAAATCGAGCCCTGGCGAGTTCATCGCCGGCGGGGCAAGGCTGACCGGCGAGCAGCTGGCCGCGGCGCTTCCGGCGGCCCGCATGGCGGCCGTGGGTGCCGGCCAGTACGTGCTGGTGGGCCCGGGCGGGCAGATCGTGCGGCGGGCAAACGGTGACCCGCTGGTGCTGGACACGCAACGATGAACGGCGCCGATCTTCGCAGTCCCTTCGCGGCCGAGACAATGCGCGCGCTGGCGATCGATCCGCCGGCGCCGGCCGTGCCGCCGGCCGCGCCTGGCGTGTGGTCAGGCCTGGGCGGCGCGTTGCGCGACTTCGCGCCGGCGGCGCTCGGCGAATCGGTGCGCACGGCCTATCGGTTCGTGACCAGCGGCGCCGACGACACCATGCGGCGGCAGCAGCTCGAGGCCGACGACTTCACGGCCGAGGCGATCCTGCGCCGGCGCGTCGAGCTGGACGCCGAGCGCAGCCGCACCGATGCCGAGCTGCGCGACTTCGTGCAGCGCTTCACGCCGGACCCCGCGACGACGGGCGCCGGCGCGCAGGTGGTCTACGGCCTGGGCAAGACGCTCACCAAGGCGATCCCGGCGGTGATCGCGGCCGGCCCGGTCGGCGGCGCGGCGATCACCGGCGCGCTCGAGGGCGGCGCGGAAACGCAACGGCTGGAAGATCAGGGGGTGGACACCGCCACGGCCACGCGCGCCGGCGTGGCGACGGGCGTGCTGACCGCGGTCGGCTTCGGGCTACCTGCTGCTGGCTCGACCCTGGCGCGCACGGCGGCGCTGGCGGCGGTGGGCGGGCCCGGCGGCTTCATGGCGCAGCAGGCGGCGGTCAGCTACATCCTCGACAGTGCCGACTATTCGCAGATCGCTGCGCAGTACGACCCCTTCGACCCGCTCGGCCTGGCGGTGTCGACGCTGGCCGCCGGCGCGTTCGGCGCGGCCGGCATGGCAGCGGCGCGACGTGGCGCGCGGCCGGCACCTGCTGCTGATCCCGAGGCCGTGGCCGCGGCGCGCGCGGTGCAGCTGTCCGAGCAGGCCGCCAGCTCGGCGATTCACGCCCCGGCCGACCTGGACGGCGCGGCCAAGCACGTCGAAGCGCTGGCGACCGCCGCGCGCCAGCTCGAGCAGGGCCGGCCGGTCGACGTGGCGGACGTGGCGAAGGTCGACGGCCAGGTGCTCGCCGGCAAGGTGGCGGCGGCCGAGATTCCACGCTCGACCGACCCGCTGACGCCGGAACAGCGGACGATCGAGAGCCGGTTCGCCGAGCAGATCGCCAGCGACTACGCGGCCGCGGTGGCGCGCTACAACGAGCGCGAGGACGCCAAGGGCGGCAAGGTGCTCAACACCGACGTCGCGCGCGAGGTGTCGGACGACTACCTGCGCGACCGCACGCAGGCTGCGGCGGTGCACGAGCCGGCAAGCTGGCTCATCAAGCGCCTGTATGCGCAGAAGCTGGCCGAGCCGCCCAAGCCGGGCGAGTACCCGATCGTCGCCTTCACCGCGGGCGGTACGGGGGCCGGCAAGACGTCGGGCGTGAAGATGGTCCCCGAGGCGCAGCAGATCACCGAGCGCGCGCAGATCGTCTACGACACCAACATGAACACGCTCGATTCTTCGGTCAAGAAGATCGAGCAGGCGCTGGCGGCAGACAAGAAGGTGGTGATCGTCTACGTCTACCGCGAGCCGGTCGACGCGCTGGTCAACGGCGCGCTGCCGCGGGCGATGCGGCAGGAAAAGGAGTTCGGCAGCGGCCGCACCGTGCCGCTGCACGAGCACATCAAGACGCACGTTGGCGCGCGCGAGGTGATCGAGCAGCTGGCGGCGCGCTATGCGGGCGACGACCGGGTGCGCATCACGGTGATCGACAATAGCCGCGGGGCCGGTAAGGCGACGAAATCCAGGCTTTCCAATATCCCGCGGGTGCAATACAATGAGCTTGCGCCGAAGGTACGTGCGGCGCTGGAAGGCGAACGTGAAGCAGGAAAAATCTCCGAAGCCGTCTACCGCGGTTTCGCCGAGCGCGGCGGAAAGCAAGCGGATGCTGGACGAGTTCGAGAAGCTGATCGAAACGTCGTTCCTGCCGTCTCTGAACCGGGCAGCAACGGAAGCCGCGCCGCCGCCGGCGCCGCCCGCCAAGAAGTAGCCGGCAACACCGCGACGGTTGTCACCGAGCGCGGCCTCTCCCTCCCCGTCCGTTACAAGGTTGTCGACGCGCGCGAGCTGGTGACGTCGCACGACGACGCGCTGCGCGCCAATCCCGCGTTCCCGGCCGAGCTGCAGCCACGCGATCGCACGCGCGCGGCGAGCGAGGCGCAGATCGCCAAGATCGAGGGCGCGATCAATCCCGAGCTGCTGGCCGAGTCACCGAAGGCAGCCGACGGTGCGCCGATCATCGGCGCCGATCGCGTGGTCGAGTCAGGCAACGCGCGCACGATCGCGCTGCGCCGCGCCTACACAAGCGGCAAGGCGGACAGCTACCGCGCCTGGCTGGTCGACAACGCCGATCGCTTCGGCATGAAGGCGGCCGACGTCGACCGGATCGAGTGGCCGGTGCTGGTGCGCGAGACTGCCGGCAAGTACGACCGCGCCGAGTTCGCGCGCCAGGCCAACGAGGCGGCGCAGGCGCGCATGTCGGCGCCGGAGCAGGCCAAGGTCGACGCGCAGCGGATGCCGGATCTCGACCGCCTGGTGACCAACGAGGACGGCACCATCAACGTGCCGCAGTCGCGCGAGTTCATCCGCGACTTCTTCGACTCCGTGGTGTCGCCGGCCGAGCTGAACGACATGATCGCCAGCGACGGACGGCCGAGCGTGGCCGGCTTGGCGCGGATCCGCAATGCGCTGTTCGCCAAGGCCTACGGCGACGCCGAGCTGGTGGCGATGCTGACCGAGAGCACGGACGCCAACATCCGCAACATCCTCGGCGGCCTGATGCGGGCGGCGCCGGCGGTGGCAAAGCTGCGCGACCAGATCGCCGCCGGTGCGCGCCAGCCGCTCGACTTCTCGAAGGATCTCGCCACCGCTGCGCGCCTGTTCTCGCGCCTGCGCAGCGAGGGGACCAGTGTCGAGTCGTTCCTGTCGCAAGGTGCGCTGATCGATTCGCCGGTGACGCCGGAGGTTGCGGCGCTGCTGCGCGGCCTGGCCGACAACGCGCGCAGCGCGCCACGCATCGCCGACATGCTGCAGCGGATGATCGGCGCGGTCGACGCGCTGGGCGATCCGCGGCAGGGCGGCATGTTCGATGCGCCGGCCGCCGGCGTGCGCGACGTGGCCGAGGCCGCCACTGGCGCCATGCGCGAGGAGCAGGCGACGGTCGCCACCGCGCAGCAGTCGATCGAGCTGCAGGCCGCGCGCGAGGCGGTGCAGCTGCGGCCTGATCTGACGGTGCAGGTGGCCGAGGGCGAGAGCGTGCCGGCGGCGCAGCTGCTCGAACAGGCCAAGGCCGACGCCGACGCCGATCGCGCCGAGGCGGCCGCCTACCAGGCGGCGGTGTCTTGTTTCCTTCGGGGGTAGGGGATGCGCGCGGAGTGCGTTGACGCGGTAGCGCGGGTGCTCGGCAAGGCGCCGAGCGCGGCGCAGGTGAAACGGATCGAGGCCGACATCGTGCAGCACCTGCGCGAGTTCGCGCGCGCTGATCCGGAGAAGTACGCGGGGATGTCGATGGCCGAGCGGCTGCAGGAAGCGGCCGCGCGTGCGATGCAGGCGAAGCTCGACGAGGCGGCGCGCAAGGAACGGAACGCGGCGCTGCAAGTGACCGCGGCGGCCCGCCTGCGCGATCGCTACGAGGCGCGGCGCGCGGTCGGCGTGACCGGCGCGCGGGCGGTCTATGAGTTGCTGGATCAGGTGTCGATCTACGGCAAGGGCGTCGCGCGGGAATACTTCGCCAAGATCCTCGACACCATCGACGCCGCCGAGCCGCGGTTCCTGGGCCTGCTCGAGAACGGCGCCGCGGTGCGCGACTTCGCGCGCGAGGTGCTGGCGCCCGGCAGCACCGGCAACGCGATCGCGGCCAAGGGGGCGAAGGCCTGGCTCGACACGATCGAGCAGATGCGCCTGCGCTTCAACGCCGCCGGCGGCAGCATCGGGAAGCTGGACTACGGCTATCTGCCGCAGCCGCACGACAATGGCCGCATTCGCCTGGCCAGCCGCGACAAGTGGGTGGCCGACACGCTGCCGCTGCTGGATCGGTCGCGCTACGTCGACGCCGACGGCCGCGCGATGGACGATGCGGCCATGCAGGCGATGCTGCGCCAGGCCTACGAAACCATCAGCACCGACGGCCTCAACAAGCGCGAGCCGGGCAGCTTCCGCGGCACCGGCGCGCGCGCGAACCACGGCAGCGAGCATCGGGTGATTCACTTCGCCGACGCCGACGCCTACCTGCGCTACATGGAGCAGTACGGGCACGGCTCGGTGTTCACGGCGATGCAGGGCCACGTGACGCGCCTGGCGCGCGACATTGCGCTAGTCGAGCAGCTGGGCCCGAATCCCGAGCTGGCGTTCCGCACGATCGATGACGTTGCGGTGCGCGATGACGGCGGCGTGCGCCTGGTCGGCGGCTTCGGCGTCAGCACGCGGCAGCTGTGGTCGGCGCTGTCGGGCTACTCGGCGCAGGCCGAGCACGTGCGCCTGGCCGAGATATCGCAGGGCGTGCGTAACCTGCAGGTCGCCGGCAAGCTGCAGGGCGCGGTGCTGTCGAGCGTGACTGATATCGGCCCGCTGGTGCGGAACACGCTCGGCACGGTGATCCGATCGTTCGGCAAAGACTCGACCGACTACGCGAACCGCGCCGGCCTGGTGGCTGACACCATCATCAGCGACATGAACCGCTGGGGCGAGTCGAACCTGCGCGACGGCTGGACGGGCAAGCTAGCGAACACCACCATGAAGGTGTCGCTCATGAACGCCTGGACGGATGCGGTGCGCCGCGGGTTCTCGGTGGCGATGATGGGCGGCCTTGGCAAGCTGCTGCGCGAGGGC